TTAAAGATCCTAAGTTTGCTATAATGTTTGAAGCATCATAAGCACCCGTAGCAGCGTCAGTAGTCATAGAACCTGAATAAGAAGTAGTAATACCATTAAACTGTCCTGATGTAGCTGTTGTTCCTGCCCAAAAAGAACCCTCAATAGCATCAGCAATAACTGAAGCAGAATAGCCCATTACAAAAGCGGCAAAATCATCTTCTTGTGCAAATGACCAATCACTTAATAATGTCTTACGACAAATATCTTGGTTTACTTGAAATTGCTCTACTTCTAAAACTCTTTCAGTCATAGTAAGTGTAGAACTTTGCTCATCAAAGTCGCAAGTAGCGTCTTTAACTAAGTTTGAATTTGTAAGGTTATTTAGAACTTCTTTATAGTTCACAGCATCCCTAACTGTTGCATACTCTAAACTGTCTGCACCATTTAATGCAGCGTGTAGATACTCTCCCGCCTGTTTCCCTGCGTATGAGCTTGATGTGATAGTTAATCCCATAATTTATTATTTTTTTTTATTAATTATTTTTTATATTATACCAATATCTTTCTTTTCTGCTAAGTTTTCTATATTCAGCAGTAGAGAGTTTTGTACTTGAAGCTTCAGCAAACTTATTCACCCCAACAGGTTGTGTTGCAGGTTGTTTAGATAATTCTGCTTTCAATCTTTCATTCTCAGCTTTTAAATCTTCTATTGAAAACTCAATAGTTTCAGTTGTCTTAATTGACTTAGGATTTGTAGATGGTTCAACTTCTTCTTCAGCAGCTTCAACTTCTTCTTCAACCACTTCTTCTTCATCTCCTATTTTACTTTTTAAGTCTGCAACAGCGTCCTCTAAGTTTTGGATTCTTTGCTCCATATCATCAACATCAGCAGCTTCAACTTCTTCAGCTTCAACAGTTTCTTCTTCTTCAGGTGCTCCTTCTTCTTCAACCTCTGCTTCACCGATTGTAGCAATAATACCTGCCTCCTCAACAGTAAATGTAATTCCATCTTCAGTTTCATACTCACCGATAGGAAGTTCAATAGTCGTTCCGTCCTCAGTTAATACAAACACGTCTGCGCCCTCAACAAGAGCTTCTGCCGTTGATACAATAATAGTTCCGTCTAATAATTTTGCTTGTACCTCAAACTTTACTTCTGAAGAAAGTCCAAGTGCTTTTAAGATTTGTTCTTTTAATTCCATAATTGTTTTATTCTTAGTATATAATAGATTTTTTTTTAGGTTGTTTGATTTTTAGTTATTATATCGTTCAATGCTTTCAATATTTCTTCGTCTGTTGGCTTTTGCTCACTCATCTTTTCCATCTTATTTACAAAAAACCCCTCAATTGACAAACCTTTCAATTCGCCTGATTTTATCTTGCTCCAAAGCTCATCATTTTCTATCTTCATCTTCACAAACCACGTTCCTATTGGGAGATTGAAATTGTATAAATTAGACTTATCCTGATCACCCTCTTTTATCCAACTCTCAACAGTCAGAACTCCTGAAACTCTTTCATTGTGTTGCTCAGTTGCTTTATGATGATTGTTATGTTTTAAATAACTATATGCTGCTTTTTTTACTGTTTCTTTAGAAAAGTAAACGTAATATTCACTATCCGTTTGTGGATCATAACGGAATATATTTTTTAGAGGAATCAAAGCGGGAGAAATTAATTCTCTTTTTTCTTCATCTACCTTTGCGAAAGTTAAATTGTTCTTTTCTTTTGAGAAATAAACAAAGTCAGTTTCAATAGCAGGAGATGTTACTAAACTAATTGCATCAATTGTCAATGGTTCGTTTTCCTCACTTATTACTAATTCTATAATGGATGTTTTCTTTTTCATAATATATAATAGACTTTTTTAATTAATATTTGATTTTTAAACTGTTGCTCTACGTCTTATATTTGCTAATTGATCTTGGCTGTTTGTCATTTCGTCTGTTACAACAAATGCCTTCAATGGTTCAGGAGCTTGACCGCCACCTAATTCAAATTTACCACTTAACATTTCAGGAGCAGGAGCTTCTGCGGTTGCTTTTACTGTTTTATCATCAACACCACCACTTGAATCTGCTGATAGTATCGCTTTTACATTTGCTAACCCTGAAGCAATTGCTGCTCCTGCTGCAATAGCTCCAAGAACAGGACCGACATAAGGAATACCTGCCATAGCTGAATAAGCAGCCGTAGCACCTTTATAAGTATCAATAGTAGCTTGTGTAACTGCCATAGCTTTCCCTGCTTCAGTTTCCTCACCTAATATCTTGATCATATTACCTGCTGTTGAACTCATAATGTCAAGTTGTGCTTCAGCAGACATTTCAGCCCACTTTTTCTTCTTTTTACTATATTTTTTTGTTATTTCACCTCTTTTCCTTTCATATTTCTCTGCAATAGCTGCTTTAAGTTCTTCTGCGTGTTCCGTATTCTCAACACTTGCCAACTCTTTTTCTTCTTGAATTTTTAAAGTTGCAAATGCTTTTTCTTTTTCATCTTCTATTATAGCTAATGAGTTTTCTTGTTGTATTGCCAACAATTTAGCAGCAGATGTTTCTGTTAGTTTTGCTAAATCAGCTTCTGCTTTTAATCTTATTTTTTCTAACTCTTTTGCTGCGTCAATTCTTATTTTTAATTCTTCATTTGTTTCATTTTCTAATCTTTTAAGCTTATATTTTGCAGCTTCTTCATCTAATTTAGCTGCTTTTGCTTTTGCTGTTGCTATTTCTTTCTCAAAAGCATTTACTTCAGTAACAACCCTTCTTCTCATTTTAATAGAAGCAGTTTCTTTTTCAATTAATGCTACTTTTAACTGAGCTAACTTTTCTTCATCCTCTGCCATATTTTCAGAAAGTGCCATTTGTTGTCGCTGAACAGATACCCTCTCTCTTGCTAATGCTATTTCTTGTGCGGTAGTTTGTGCTTCTAACTCTAATGCTTTTTTGAGATTTTCTAATCTTTCTTCTGCTGTTTTAGATTCATCTTCTGCTCCTAATCTTGCTCTTTCTATTTCTTGTCTAGTTGCTGCTTTTTGAACCATAAAAGAGTTCTCCATATCTCTCAGTCTTTGCAACCTACCCTCTAAAGCCGATGCTGCTTTTGCTTCTCTTTTCATTTCATCCGTAACCTCTTTGATTTTTTCTATCACTTCAGTATAGACCTCAGCTATTGCTTCATTTGCTGCTTTAAGTTCAGCAGTTCCTTCTCTTACTTTTTCTTTAACTTTTTCTAATTCTTCTGTTAATTGTTCAGCTTCTTCAGAGTCCCCTATCCATTCATTCCACGCAATACGCATTTTTAAAATACCACTTTGAATGTTACCTGTTAAGACTTTCCAACTCCCTGAAAATCTATTCACAATTTGTTTATTGATAAATTGCACCCCCTTATATAAAGTATTTGTAAGATTATCCCACGCCTTTTGTGGATTTTTAAAAGCATTTACCATTGTTTCTCCTACCTTAGAGAATAAATCAACTATCACATTAACAACAGCTCCCACTCCTGCCATAGCTCTTTTAAGCATATCTGCACCCCTCTTTGTTTTTGTAAAATAACTTACTAAACCAACAACTGCTATTAATAAAGCACCAATTCCTGTACTCATTATTCCTGCCTTAATTGAGCCGAACATAGTTTTAGCAGTTCTTCCTACCGCCACAAAACCTGCCTTTACACTATTTAAAGACACCCCCATAAATGAAATATTCCCTGCTGCTTCTGAAGCTCCTTTTGATACTTCCCCTATATTAGATTTAACTTCTACCTCTACTGTTTCTTTTATTGCCATTTTAAAAATCTATATTTGTTCGTAATTCGTGTAAGTAAACTGTGGCCGACCATAAGTTGTTTACATCAACCCTATCTGATACTTCTATTGTTACACTTGGTATTCCATCTGTTGTACTATCTACAAATGCAAAGCTTCCATTTACTCCATCTTTAGCAATATTCTTTGTAGTACCTGTATCTATTGTAATGGCACTAGATCTATTTGTAATTATTGCCCCCCTCTGTTGTCTGTAACTATAATTTCCTGCTGTTCCTGAAGTTCCCCCTGTTTCTAATCTTGTTAAGTACATTTCATAACCTACAACGCTATTAGTCTGCAATGTTATGTATTCTCCTGTTAAACCTTGTGCCGTTAAATTGGTAGAAGTATCATCAGTAGTTGCTACGCTTAATTGTACTCTTGAACTCTGTGTATATCCTGCACCTATATCAAAAGAACCACCACCTAAAACTATTTCACCCTGTCTTACTACCTTTCCCATCTTACCACCTAAGACTGAGCCGTTATCTATTCCTATTGGTATTTCACTTTCTTGTCCTGTGATAAAAACATTTCTATTATCTCCCTGTGCTATATTCCCCTCACCATTAATGAATGAGTTAATCGTTCCAACTTTAGCTGTTCCACCTTTTACATTATTAGTTCTATTATCAAGTAATTTAGCTACTTTATTACTATATTGAAAAGCCGTACAAGTTCCTGTTGCACTATTGTATTTATAGCCATAAGCTTCACATTGTAATTGATTCGGGGGGAAGTCATAAGTTCCATCAGTAAAAGTTACTTCTCCTACTGCGCTTATTTCTTTTGGCTTTACGTTAAATCCTGTTTTATAGTCCATTATGTTATAAGTATAAAATCAACAGTTGCTAAGTCGTTTGGTTTGTAATTTATTTTGTCCACCCTATATTCTCGGTTCTTAATAAATACCTTGTCATAGAAATTAAAGTTTGAAACATCTTCAGGAGTTAGTAAAACTTTTAAAGTCATTGTCTTTACATCTGCACTATACAGTTCTGAAAAGTATTGAAAATAATAAGTGTTGAATAGATTGTCAGTTGGAGAAACACCTACCATTAATTGACAAGCACCAAAGTTTAAATCAGTATCAGTTGCAGTAGAAGGAACTACTGAAGTATGAGAAAACAAACTATAAGTAGTAGCGTTATCATCACCCTCTCCATTTTGTGCAGGTATATAATATGAAGCACTAATAGTGTGAACTCCTGTATCATATAAAATTCTAGGCAAGTTCTTAATTGATCCAAACTCAGTAGCATCTTCATTAGCTCCATAAATAACAGGAGCATAAAAGTCTTGTAGTTGGGGATCATCAAATAACGGTTTTATTAATGTGGATGCAAAAGGACTAGCTACAATTTCTGTTTCTTCACTTAATAAATCAAATCCTGAAGCATCAAAGTCTTTACTTCCATATAGATAACCACCTGTTGCTGTTTTATATACACTAAAAGGATAATCTTCTTCATCTTCCTCATATTTAAAGAGTGTTCTCTTATGTAAGTCAAAAGGGTTTAACTTAATATCTGAAATATCTACCTTATGTGTCCAATCTAGTGTCTTGATATTAGGATTGGTTACAAAAACATCATTATAAGGTTCTATAATTAAGTTTGATGGATCTTGTGCGTCTTTTAGTGTTATTAGATTAAACATTGTAATAAGCCCTTTAAAGAAATCCCATTGCCCTAATTCACCTCTTGCTACTTGTAAAAGAGGAACAACACCAACAGCATTGTTGTTATAATTAAGTTCAATATAACTTCTTGTAGTATTTGATTGTTGGATATAATTCCCACTAGAAAAATCCCTTGCTTGTAGTTGTATATATTCATTAATGCCTAACACAGTTGAATAAAACCCTGAAAGTGTTCCTGAACCATATGCTGCAATAGTAACTTTTTCTATGTCAAAAATCTCCATTGGTGCGCCACCTACATTGAATCTGACAGCTCTCATTTCTGCATCGTGAGAACTTGCGCCTATATTTTCTAACTGTATGCGAAAGTAAAAATTTACTACTAAATTATTTACATCTGCTTTAAAGGAATATGTTGTGTTGCTCCATAAGTCTGTGTTACCACCATAGTTTTCTTTTACAGGGATATTTGTCCAAGAGTTATTTATTGTTGTATTTGCTAATAATGACCTTTGTTTTAAATAATCATTTCTATTAGGAGCTGAACCATTAGGTTCTTCACCCCAATTAAAGTCCATAAATAATTTACTGAAATAAGTAGAAGTCAGAAAGTCTGATGTGTAAGTAAATCCTGAGTCTGCAAA